TTCCTCTGCTGTTCCACAATCAATCATTTTTTCTCGGTAATAACAAATAACTGATATTCGTTCATAAGGTTGTTTTGATTTAATTTCAGTATTACCATGTAATTCGTGAACATCAAACAAAGCTACATCACAAGTTCTAACATCAACTGCTACTCCATATCTAGGAATAACAGTATAACCACCTGTGTAATCTCCTGTTTGTAATACTGCTAAATTTCCGAAACCCTCTTTTAGATCGCCTTTATCATAATGTGAAGCTGTTCGGAAATTCTTATTTACTGTTATCGTAGTAAATACTGTATCGTGTATTCTAAAATCTTTACTCGTTTTATCCCATTGTGCCTTTTGATTAGCCCATCTTTCTGGTAATGCTTCTTCAAATACTTTAGAAATACTTTGTATATAAGGTAAAGCATTTTTATAAATATCAAAATTTTTTTCAGTAAAAGCTGTTTGTCTGCAATATGGTATTCTAGGGTATCTATCAGCATAACCAATAATACTAGAATCTACGTTTTTTGATTTAGGAGAATTAGACAAAGTTCCATCTCTTTTTAAAGGTACAAATCTATTACCACTTAATACTTTACCAACAACTGAACCATCTACTACATCTCCAACTTTAAAATTATGATCTCCACCAGCTTTACCACGATTGCTAGTCTTTCCTATGGCCTTTTTAAGTACAGGATAAGCAAGTTTAATGTGATTACTAGGAATACAATTTTTTCTAAAAACTACTAAAGGCTCGTTCTTTTCATTATAAACTATTGTGTCATCATTTATTAAATGGTCTATATAAGATTCATCTAAAAATTTTCCCTCTAATTTTTTAATTTCTTCATCAGATAGTTTAGGTTTTACGTGAATCGTTTTCATTTTGCTGTTTCGTCTTTATAATTTTTAAATTCTCTTTCTACGATTGCAAATACTGTATCTGTTATATTATCTTTATTATATTCAGGTTGTAATTCTTTAACCATAGACCTAAATTTTTTTTCTGTTTCATCATTAAAAAATAGCTGTACCATTTTTACTGTTGATATAGGTGCAGTAATTTCTTCTGTATTAATATCTGCTATAATATCATTAGTTGGCTCAAATATTGGCGATGTATCTGTAAATTTTTCAATTTCGTCAAACGTCAGGCCTGTCAAATCAAGGTTAAAATCTTTATCTCTTAATATATTGAGTTCGTTCTTCAAAAGTTCTTTTTCCCATTTTGAACCCTCTCCACTACGATTATCCATAATACGATATGCCATAGCTTCATTTTCTGTAAAACTTTTCTTAACAATATATGCCTTACTTCTGCCTAATTGTTTTAACGCTTTCCATCTAGTATGGCCAACTACAATAATATTTTCATTATCTACTACAATAGGTTGGTTATTTCCAAACTCTTTGATTGAATCTGCTACTTTTTTAACAGATTCTATGGGTATCTCTCTAGGATTGTTTTTATATGGTTTAATTAGATTAATATCTATTTCTTCTAATTTCATATTTCTATTTTATTCATTGAAACTATTACACCGATAGGAAAAACATTACAATCTGAAAATTCTTCTTCATTATTATCATATGTACTAAACGTATGTATAAACTTTTTACTCTTTTTGAAGATAAATGCAAATGTTGTTTTAGACGCTGGTTGCATATTCGCTAATCCATCATAACTCCTATGTCCAGCATCGCCAAAAATATCAACCCACTCTATTTTGTGTAAATAATATTTTTGTTTATTAACTATAACGCTATTTATTTTTTTCATTGAACTAATTGAATTTGATGTTTTTCATCGAATATATCCATCTTATATTTTTTACCATCTTTTTCAAATAATTCAAAGTTTCCATCTTGACCATTATGTATATAACCTAAATTGACCATTCTATCAATTAAATCAGGGATTGGATTATTATCATCTTCTGTTTCCCATCTTCTTTGAGATAACCAAGTAGCAAAATGAGGTATAAATTTAATATCCTCAATATCTTTAATTGAATTATTATAAATTTTAGCAGTTTTTTCAGATGTCATTACGCTGATAATATCATAATTTTTCAGCCAAATTTGGTACGCTTTATATTTAGAGCCTCTTTTTTTATGCAATAAAGTCCAAAGTTGTTCAAAGTCTTCGTCATATATATTATTATTAGGACTAGGACTAGGACTAGGTATAGGTGCTACGTTTTTGCTTGTAGCATTATCTCTTTTTGCTAGACCACCCTTTTTACCAGCTTCTGATCTTCTTTGATATTTATCAATAAGATATGCGTGTTCTTTAACAAGTCTTTTATGTGTCCAAGCGTCTTTTTCTTCTTCACATCTAAAAAATTCTTGTAAAATGTAATCAACTTGTTTTTTGCAAGTATCATCAATACATTGACATATTCTGTAAGCTGATTCAGATGTAAAAGGTTTTGTGTTTTTTGTCCAAGCAAATGATAACAATCTAATATAGATTCCTACTGCTACGTTTGTTAAGTGTACTGTTTCAGCAGTAAATGTATCTGTAAATAATTGTAATGCGTGAAATTTATTCGTTTCCTTTGTCATAAAATATATCTTCCTTTTCTAGTTGTTTGATTTTTTCGTTTGCTTCGTCTAATAATTCATTTTCTGTACCGAACAGCTTAATGAATACTTTCTTATTTAAATGCACAGATTCATTTCCCATATTATGATGTTCAGGGCATAAAGGAATTGTTTCTGTGTGTGGTGGCCTTAATGATAAGCCTGTATGTTTTCTTATGTGGTGTATTATAGGCTCACTAAATATTCCTTTTTTAGCACAAGCCATACAGCCAATTCTTCTTAACTTATCAAATCTTTCTTTATCTTTTTTTTTCATTTCTTCGTGTCGTCTATGTCTATTACGATCTATAACTTCAAAGTGTTCTTCTTTTAGTTCAGCCATATTTTCTACATATTGTTGGTACTCTTTTCTAATAGCTTCATCTTTGCCAAAAGTATCTTGATGTGCAAGTTCTTTATTAAGTTTAAATTCAAGATAACTAATCGTCTTTAAGTGAATCTTTAATTTTTTCACAGTGGTTTTCAATGTTTTCTATTTCTTGTAAAATAGATTCACTATTATTTTTACTTCCTGTGTAATCTGAAAGTTCAACTAAACTACCAAGTCTAATCATTTTCAACAATCTTTTAAAGGCTCTCCTGACGTGCATATCTGACATATCAGAAACCATAATCCATTCTTGTTTAGATTTTGAAAAATAATATTCTTCAGGTGTTGATTGTTGAGTTTCATCTGTTTTAGGAATATCTAAAAAATCTTCTCCACTCATAAAAGTTTCTCCTGTTTTGTATTATCTTCTTTATATGGCTTCCAATCAAAATCTACAAGTCTATATTTTTTGCCATTAAACTTACTTGTAAAAGATTCATCAGTATAAGATTTAGCAGATTTTAATTTTTCGTAAGGTATAAACATATATTCAGTTCCATGAGTTATACCTAAAGAAGTTTTTTGTCTTAATGCTTTTTTATAAATATAATCTCTTACGCTTACTTTCCCTAACCAAACTTTATCTACTTGAACTTTGATCATTTGTTATCTCCATTTCTTTAGTTAATAATAAAGGTTTTAAATCTGCTTCATAAGTTAATTTTTCAATTCTTTGCATAGCTTTTTCTTTTGCTATGATAGAAATATCTGCACCATCTAAAACTTGATATGGGTCGCCTAAATGAAAACTCGAAAGAGGAACTTTTAATTTAGTACAAAATTTCAAAAGTTTTTCTGCTGATATTCCATTTATCATATGCTCATACTTTTGAACTTGCTGAAAAGTTACATCTAACATTTTTGCAATCTGTGTTTGTGTTTTTTTATTTGCACAACGATGTGCAACTAGCATTGAAGCTATTTGTAATTTAACATTCATGATTTTTTCCTGTGAGTTGTGGGGAAAGAAATCGGTAAAAACTTTCCCCATTTATAACTAGAAAGGGAGTTAATAATGAAAAAAAAACTAACTCATCTTTATTAATAACCGATTTGAACATTAAGGTCTATATATCTTATTACGAGTGTCAAAGCTGTCAAAAAAGTTTGATAAAAAAGGTATTAATTGCTGAAAAGCCTCTAATTTGCTGAAAAGAAACAAGTTTGCTTTTTTTGGCAAATCAGTCATAGTCTTAGTATTAAGTCTATGTTAAATCGGTACTCGACTTTAATCGCATAAAAACTGATTCAGAGCCATTGGCGTTAATTCTAAGTTTTGACCTCGTTAAGTTGTACGTTAATCAGTGGAGAGCCTCAGAGAGTGTGTGTTAAGACCTACGATCTAGTTTGTTAGAAATAGTTTCTACAACCTTTAGCAAGTTGTACTGATGATGTTAGCTAAATAATAAATACGAAAAACTAGAAAAAGGAGATAAGATGAAAAAAGGTCAAGACATAAAAGAAATGCTAAAAAAAATTAATGACGATACATCTAACAAAAGAGATTATCTTGTTGATTTAAAAGGCATGAAAGTAAATACAAATGATTACGTTTATCCTAGTATAGAGGTTGATCATTTGACGACAGGAGAATATCAATTAACTGATACCTCTTTAAATCATCTATGCAACAGATTAGAAATCGGTACGAGATATATTTCTAAATGTTTGCCTGTAAGTCAAGAACTTGTAACTCATAATCTTAACTTTTGGATTAACAACAGTAAAGAGAAAGAATTAATGTTAAGAACTTACGACATGCAACCTATCAACGAGGTTAGAGCAATAATGTCAAATCGTTACAAAAGAATTGATAATGATGTTGTTGCAAACTCTACTCTCGACAAACTTATGGATATGAATGCAGAATTAAAGTACGCTCACTACGACAGAGATACTTTAAATATTACTGCTGTTCTTCCAAAGCTAGAGGGAGAAGTAGTTGAGGGTGATGTTGTTCAAGGTGGTATCACGATTACGAACTCTGAAATAGGTGGTGGCTCTTTAATTGTTAAGCCATTCATTTACAGATTAGTTTGTACTAATGGTATGGTTGCACCTGAATATCTAAATCAGTTTTACGCAAAGCATGTTGGTAAAATGATTATAGATGTTGAACAAGATGATCAGTGGAAAACAATCGTTGATAAAATGGGTCAGCAGTTAGAACTTGTTAGCAATCCTGAATTGTTTCAGGAAAATGTTGAAAAGTTAAAACAAGCTACTCAAGATAAAATCAACTCACATCAAGTAGAAGTTCTTGCAAAAAAACATGGTCTTTCAGATGATGAAAGAGCAGGAGTTTTTGAAAGACTTAACCACTATGTAGGAGAAACTTTTGTTACTTCTAAATATGATGTTGCCAATGCGATTACGAATATTGCTAATGACGAAAGTAAGTCAGACGATAGAGCAAGATTCTTACAAGAACTTGGTGGCTTGGTTATTTTTTCAAACAACCCAATAAGTGCAAGAATATAAATCAATCAGAATGGTGGGGTTTGTAGCCCCACCTAGAAAGGTAAATATGAAAAAAATACTAGACGCTTTAGATTACATATTATTCGGTGCAATGATGTTGTATTTCTTTTGTGGTGGTTTTAAATTAACAATAGATTACTTAATAGGAGTTCAATAATGTTAATATTTGGAAAAACAAAAAATGATTGGAAAGCAATAGAACTTTATTACAGACGTGAGTGGTTATGTTTTGTAGTTGGTTTTATATTAGGAGTAATAATATGGTAGATAAAATAATAGAAAAAAGATTAGAGTTCATAACTAGAATATCTAATAAAAGAAGATGGACTTTTGGAGATGACAATCCTTATTTTGACGAGGTATATACACATATGCCTAAAATAAAAGCTGTTACTCTAAATGAATATAAACGCAAACTAAAAGAGAGGAAAAAAAATGAAAAAGATCGGATACTTGCTCATTTTAATAAGTTTAAGCCAATGTGCTTATAAGCCGATTGTCGATAGTGCTGGACGTAGTGGTACTTTCGATGAAGCTAAAGCAGTTGAAATAACTAATGATCTTCAACATTGTAAGACTATCGCAAAAGAAAATACAAATTTTGTTAGCAACATTTTGTATTGGTCGTTCAGTAGTACAATGGACACAAAGTATGAAGCACTCGTTAGAAAGTGTTTAAACAATCGTGGACATTCCATCTTAAACTAGAAAGGTTATTATGGATAAAACAAGACAAACTGATTACTTAATTGATGGTATGATAGTAGAGATTAAAAAAAAACCATCTGGTAAATTATTTAATCAGCTAATAGGCCTGAAATTTAAAAGTATCAGGCTTAAATGTAAGCTAACTGTTGACGCAGTAGTAGAGGACAACAAACCATACTTTAACTCGGTTTATGATTTATATAAATTCGAGAAAGGTATTAAATCAGACGCTTCTAAATTATGGAATCTTTCCAAGTATTATGGTTTTGATTTGCCAAATTTTTTAGATAGTGTCGTAACTAAAAAGGAAAAAAATGTACATAAAACATAAGTTAAAAAATGGTCTAGAGTTAACATTTGATGACCAAAACCACATTTATTATTGTAATGGGGAAAAGGTCGAAAGTGTAACTGGAATTTGTGGTAAAGGCATTCCTAAACCACAATTAGTTAATTGGTTAGTTTATACTCCGATTAGAGAGATAAAAGATTCAATTAACGATATTATGGATAATGGTAAAACATTAGACAGAGTTAGTCTTGAAAGAATAATACATCAAGCTACAAATAAAACTGACAGAGTTAAAGATGACGCTGGTTTAGTTGGTAGTGTAGTTCATGGATTGATTGAAGATTATCTTCAAGGTAAAAAAATTCCTAACCAATCTGATCCAGCAGTTGTTAATTGTTGGAACATATTTTTAGATTGGTGGAAAACCCAAGAATACGAGGTAGTTGAATTAGAGAAAAAGATTTTTTCTAAAAAGCATAACTACGCTGGTACTCTTGATCTTGTCCTAAAGGATAAGCAAGGAAACCTTGTTTTAGCTGATATTAAAACAAGTAACCATATATCATTTGACTACACATTACAGTTAAATGCATATAAGTATGCGTATGAGGAAGAAACTAAACAAAAAATTGCTAAAGGTTTAATCATAAGGTTGCCTAAAAAAGATAGCAAGATTGAAGTTAAGGAACTTCCTTTAAGTAAAGAAATGTTTAATGCTTTTCTTGGTGCTAAATATTTAATGTTAGCGATGGAAAACAATAAACCTAAAAAACAAAAACAGAAACAACAATAAAGGAAAAACATGACACAAATACAACAAGGAAAACTACCATTCTGTGGATTAACATTAAAATTATATTCTACAGGAAATCAAGCCCCAAAAATGGAGTATCAAGCTTCATCTAATAAGGCTCAATTTCAATGCACACTAACTAAAAATATGTTTGATTTAACAAACATACAAGGTTGGTTAAATACGCCACAAGTACAAGAGTATGTACGTTCAGGCCACGTGCTGAAATGGGGTGCAAAAACAACACAATCAGAAGCAAATAAATATAGTAATGGAATGGGATTAGAGGTTACTTATTATATGGTTAAACCATTTAATAAAGCTGGTTATAATCCTCAACCAACTATGCAACAACCAATGACGCAACAGCCACAGCAAATTCATCAACAAGGTACACAAGGTGTACAGCTTACTGATGATAAGTTGCCTGTAAGTCCTAGAGAAGAAATTGATTGGTCTAAAGAAAGTCCAACTGATTTTAACCCTGATATGTATGAAAGAGAACTTGGTTAATGGCTGAACAACCAAAGTACATAGAGTTAAGGCCAAAGACTTTTAACCCTGATCAGATATTAATATATTTAGATAAAGTAGATAAGCTATTTGCTGATACTGAAATTGAATATCATAATGTTAAAGATCAGGTACAGGAAGTTTTTGATTATGTTGTTAGTGAAAGAATGGATAATGAAAAAATATCTGTTTCTTTAGCAAAAGTTAAAGCAAGTAATGATGAAAGATATAAGAAAGTTAAAATAGAACTTTCTACCAATCATAAAATGTATTTGTATTATAAAATACAATCAAAGTTGGCTCATTCATATTGCGAAAACTTAAAACAACAATCTATTAACATCATAGCAACAGAAAAGTTGATGAAATAGATAAATGAATTTTACTAACGAGAATTGAACTCCTTGATTCAATTTTTATCAGTTAGTGAATAGAGTTATTAGCGAGAGTTAATAATTTGGCTAGGGTGGTTTTTTGGATCAAGACTGCCCTAGTTTCTCGTCACATCAAAATACTTCAAACTTGTCCTAGAAGTAATTTTTATTTCCTTATAATTATAATCAATTAATTCAACATCATCGTGTGCAGTTAAATCGTGAATTGTTTTTAGCAGTTTAGGTTTGTCAGGTATTGTATCGATAAATTTTAACGCAACAAAATGTCCATACGGATTGTACTTACTTTCAATTTGAAATTCTGCGTCTATTATTACTGCGTCTATCATTAAGACATGATACTACTTCTTACGCATTATGTCAGCACCCTTTAATCCATATATTGCAGATACGACACCAATAAAAATTGCTTGATACCAATAAGGAAGCTGATTAAAATACTCAAAAAATAAATCTAGTTTATTACGAATTTCAATATCGTCAGTGAAAATAGAATAACCCAATATAAGAATAGGAATGGAAATAAGTATAAGGACAAATTCATCTTTGTAGCCATTATCATTACTCTCAATAATTTTCGCTTTATATTCAATTTCACCCTTGCTCATTTTCTCGGCATGAAGCATTTGTGCGTCTGAAAGTAATTGTTTGGTTCGTTGTTTATTTTGATATAGCTTCGCCCCTGTCTTTACACCTAACGATAATAAATTCAACCACATTTTATTCTTTCTCCAATAATTCTATTTGCATATCAATCACATGCTTTGCTTTTTTTAAATCTTTAATCTGATCTTTTTTATCTTTCCATTTTTTATCATATCTCGAAACATATTTTATGACGTGAGTTTGACAAGCGTTAAGGCCATTAGCCATACAATACTCCAGAGGCTGTATTTTAAGCGTCTTATAGTGATTCCCTGATACCTGATCAGAAAAAGCAGAGTTTGTTGTCTGCGTGGCTCTATGGCTCTTTAAAAGGGTCTTTTTTAGTGTATTTGAACTCATAATAACTTTCCTATCCATTTGCCTGATTTATCTTTAATAAAAGGCTCTATGATTGGTAACCCATTTTGTATCACAGAGCAACCTATAATCGGTCTAGCTTTCTGTACCTTATTGTAGCGAAAGGCCAATGATTTATTATCAATCATACAACCAACTTGCAAACCAAAGTACAGGCCTAAACTATTACCATAATATCTAACACCCATTGACGAATGATAATGTCCTTGTACACAACTCATTCCCATACTTTGTGCTAATTTTAAAACGTCTGCTGTCTTGCCATGACAGAAATAAACTTTTCCTAAAGGTGTATCTATTGTTAGATCATCGTGCCATTTCCAACCTTTTCCAACTTGTAAAAAATCATTATAATTTCTTAAATACGCTTTTGGTATTCCATGCTTTAATGCTCGTCTATAAACCAAGCTACCATGATTAGAATCCATCAAATCCATTTGAGGAAATAACTTTTCTAATTCTTTTATTGTTGGTAAAGATAATTT